TCGATAGCCCATAAGGAGGGATCATGTTGGAGAATATCATCAGGTCGTGGAGAACCTCGGGGCCCGCTCTCGTCATGGCGCTGGCGGGGATATTCCTCATCTTCATCCCCGATCAGGGTGCGCTCATCAACCAGGTCGCGGAGGGCGTCATCGTCCTATGCGGAGTCCTCATCGGGATCTTCGCCAAGGATTCGGGAGTGACCGGAACCGCCCTCAACCCTCGCGCAGAGATCGCGGGAGAACCTACCCCTCCCCTGTCTCCTTCGGCAGCGGAAACGAAAGCGGTAATAATCTCTAAAAAGTGAAGGAGAGAAACCATGCCGATCTTCACGCTGATATTCATTCTGGTTGTGATCGGGGTTGTTATGTGGGCAATAAATCAATATATTCCCATGCAGCCCACCATCAAGAAGGTGCTGAACATCGCCGTAGTCGTGCTGGTTGTCTTGTGGCTGGCAAGCGTGTTTGGGCTTATCCCAAGCAACGCGAACATCCGCGTCGGTAGGTGAGGAAGGAGGTAAAATGTTAATAGAAGTCCACGTTCATTGGGCGGCGGCGGAAAACAACAAACTGGACGCGATCCTGAGTATGCTTCGGGAGAGCAAGCGGAGGGAAATCATTATGTCAGTAGAAATGGATGCCTTGAAGGTGGTCGTAACGAACACGAAGGCCGGGATGGACTCGGCAATCGTCCTCATCAACGGGATTATCCCGATGATCGTGGACTCTGCCGGAGACAAGGCGGCTTCGCTGGCCCTCGCTGCGGACCTCACGGCCAAGACGCTCGAGCTGGCAACGGCAACCGCGGCCGCAGGAACGAATCCCGCTCCCCCGCCGGCGCCGTAGTGAAATGGGAGGACCGGATATCGCTCCGATCCTCCCATACCCACTCCCATAACAGGAGAATCCCGTGGTTGCGGTTCATAGAATCCCAACTCCCATGCAGAGACTAAATCAATGGCTGCTACCCATCCTCGTCCTGGGAGTCCTTTCCGCTATGGGATTCTACGCAGCTATCGAGCACGGAACAAGCACTAGCCTTGCAACGGTTGCCGCGAACCAGAAGATCGTCATGAAGAATCAGGACGAAATGAAGATCGACATCAACACGATTAAGACCAGACAGGAGGAGGTAAGGGACGCGCTTGCAGAGCAAACCGCCCAACTAAGGCTGGACCGTATCAGGATAACAACCTTGCACCACCAGAATGGGATCAAGACCTGTATCGGATGTCACAACCTGAATGACAGGAAAAACCAGCGTTAGGGATCCCACGCCCTGCGTTTCTGCCCGATCTCCCGCCGCTTCGCTTGCTTCCGGAGGGCCCGTAGCTTCTTTTTCAACTCCGCATTTTCTTCCTCGAGGGCCTGATTCGCCTTGGTAAGACTTTCCTCATTCTCCCGGTGTTTCCATAGAGCCTTGCAAGCGGCCAGGTAGGCGTCTTTCGTGGGCCGGTCATCGTCTACACCCAGGCAAATCGGACAGGGCCCGGGGCGCATCGTGCCGGCGACCACGGGGCAATCCTTTTCGCTGTAGAAACAACCATGAAGCCGACAGCATCGACTATGTAGATTGAACGAACGCACGGCTATTTGTTCTCCGCTGATTTTTCCTTTGTTCTTTCCATGTCGCCCACCGACAATTTCCGGGTTCATAATCTCCGTCGGAATCTATCCGATCGAGCGTAAAGCCCACCGGTTTTCTACCCATGTCTCCGAGGAAATTCTCAAAGCTGTTCATCCACCGATCGCATACCTTGATTCCGCGGCCCATCCAGTATTTCCCATCCGTTGCGTTTGGGTTGAAACAACGATCTTTCATATTATGCCAAGCTTTGTATTCCGGACTCTCTGGACGGCTTTCTCCGTGAGATTTATTCAGGCCCTCCATTCTTTTTCTTCGCCAGCACCCACATGATTTTATTGTACCATCCCGTATAGCAGTACCGCTTACAATGGTAATTTCACCACAAATACAACGACACTCCCACATAGCGCGTCCTTGCTTGTTGTTCGGACTTCTCGATACTACAATTAAATTTCCATATTTTCCCCCAACCATGTTTATCACCAGGGAATTTCCTCCTTCGGTGGTTTCTTCAATGGCGGTGGGGGGCTAACATCAGGCGTCCCTGGCTCCACCCGGTGGCCGTGTTTCCGTGGCCCAGCTTCGCCCTCCGCGTGAGGGATTCGCACCGCCTTCGGATGCAAAACAACCCCTTCTTCTGGTTCCAGGGCCATAAAAAAGTCGTAGCACTCGGGACATTCCGCAGCGCAAGTGTGTTTATAACAATGAGGGGTAGAGCACGGCCCCTCCCCCGTCAGGGAAGGAGCCGGCTCATGCAGTTCCATGCAGTAAGGGCAGAGCATTACTTTTCGTTGCGGAGCTTTACGTTGCACTCCTGATAGACGTACGCGAGTTTCTTCTTGTCAATCTTCTCGAGCGTCCCTCCTTCGACCTCGCGCTTCCAGGAATTATCAAGCTCGGTGATATTCGCGCAGCCGCGTAGAATCGTGGCAATCGCCAGAACGATGCCGGACAGACCATCGGCTCCCTTGTCGATCGTGGATCCTGGGGCTTCCTTGGGAGCCGTTTTTACCGGCTCGGGCTGCTTTTCCGGTACTTTCTCCGGTTCGGGCTTTTTCTCGGGCTCCGCTTTCAGATTCCCCTCGATGAGAGGGCCTTCTCCTGGATCCTTCTTTGCCAGCTTCTCCTTGAGTCCCGCGGATCCCTTTCCGGTTCCCTTCTCGATCTTCTCGGGCATCATGAAAAGCTGTTCCGGGGTAGACTCCCCCTCCTTCAATGCAGTTGCCATTCCCTTGAGCTTCGCCAGCTCGTCCAGCCCGATATCTTCTACGCCCGGGACCTCGAGCGTGGCGCAAATAATATCGGCCGTAATCCCCATCTTCTGAAAGTAGAGGATCATTTCGGCTCGTTTGTTTACCAGCGTTTGTACGGTCCCCACGGCCGTTTTCCTGGCGGCATCGTACATATCCGTCCAGAACGCCTTCGGGATCCCCTTTAGGACCGCATTACGGAAGGCGATCGATGCTGCCGCGTTTCCGGTTGTGGCGATCATGTCCGTATTGTACCGGCGCCCCTGCTTGTCCGTGATCCTCCGCTTGATCTCGAGCGCGATCGTCACGTTGCGCTCTACGTCGAAGAAGAACCCCTGGGCGGTCACGGTTTCCGCGTCCTCGCTGATGATCCGCGCGCCGGCCCGGACGTTCCCCCAGGCCGAAACGATGATCTCGGCAAACCGCGCGCTGGGTCCCTCGATCGTCTTTCCTCCCCGGGGGACCGCATAGATACATTCCTCCGCGATCTTCTCGGTGAGCGTTACCATGTCCATCGCTTCGGCCCGGAACGCCTTGATGCTCCGCGGGTACATCTTCGCCGTGGATACCTGTTGCTCGATCTCGGAACGGTTCAGGATGGCCAGGGATCCAGCGTCCACCCGTGCCAATGCCGATCCGCTCGCTTCCTCGCCGGCCGTCAATTCCACTTCCTGTCCAACGCCGCTCATTCGGTAGCTCCCTTCTTCACCGGAGATTTCCGGGGTTTCTTGAAAAGCTGTATTACAGCTTCTCCAACATGGCTTGGGGACCAACCTTGAATCACGATTTCCTTGTCATTGACCTCGGGGCTTTCGTCCTCCCCGATCACAACAAAGCCGTTTTCCTTCTTCTCGACATAGACCCTCTGGATCATTCCGTTCCCCCTTTCACGGGCAATTTGGATGGTGATAGATACAACTTCCGAACGCCTGGAACGATCTTGGTGAATTCCTTGACCAGCTCCGCGCATTGTGCCGGTTTCTTTTTCTCCATCAGTTTCCCGGCAAGAGCTTCCCATTCGACTTTCTCGCTGTCCTTTGTTTTTTTCCAGGTTACTTTTCCGTATGGAGTATCCAACCCCTCGCTCTCCCCAATTTGCGCCTTCACCATATTTTTCAAAAGATCGAGTTTTTTCGCTACGTCTTTTGCCCCCGCGTCCACGTTAAACAGCGCCTCGACCAGCGCGGCCTGTTCCTCGGTGGCTTGTACCATCGGGAGCTGATTCGAGGGATACTTCTTCGCAACATAATTCGTGTACGCCTTCGACTCGTCCGGAGGCGGTTCCTCGTCCCCGACGATGTATGTATTCCAAAAATTT